TGATGTAAGAGATTGGGAGGGCGAGTACGATGAGAATCCTAGCTGGGATATTCCGTTGGCAGATCGGACTGACCACGACATTGACAAAATGCTGACTGAAGCCCTTAACTTAGTAAAAGAACTTTCGACGGAGCGCAACCGACGCATCCAGTTAAAGTTCTCTAACTACGCAAAAAATGCTATCGATATGTTTACAGAGTACCAAGACTCTCTGAAGAATTACGATCCGTCGAAACTGCGCGCCGGTGACAAGCTCTAATTATCAATTAAAAAAAGGCTACCGAAGTGGCCTCGAAGGTAGAGTGGCGAAAGAGCTAATTGACGCCGGTGTCGCCGGTTCATACGAGGCTCTCAAAATACCTTACATACAGCCCGCGAAAGATCGGGTGTACACGCCCGACTTCGTTCTCCCCAACGGCGTGATCGTCGAAACAAAAGGTATCTTCACTGTCGAGGATAGGCAGAAGCACCTCTGGGTGCGCGACTGTCATCCCGAGTTGGATATCCGTTTTGTATTTTACAACTCCCGACAGAAGATCCGCAAAGGCAGCAAGACCACATATGCTATGTGGTGCGACGCTAATTCATTTAGATATGCGGATTACAGTATTCCAGCGGCCTGGATTGCCGAGGAAAAAATCAATGACGCGTATGAAGAATTTTTTAAGCCTGCAAGCAAATCAACTCGCAGTTCTAATTCAAGTAGAAGAGGACGAAAAAAACGGTGACATCAGCTTCTCGGTGATGCCGGTGGAATCCGACGTGTTGGATGTGTCAGATCCAACCAAGCATTTTCTACGTGATTTAGTGCGAGCTATGTGCGCCGTATCGAGCATGCCCGAGGACCAGATCATGGCAATGGTGGCTGCGTACTTCGAGCACTTTCAAGATTTCTCTGACGACTTTGACGACGAGAATGTCATCCCCTTTCCCACCAAGCACTGAGGACGCTATGAAAAAATCTGAGTTGATACTCGAAGAGGCCATCTCGCTAATTAGCAATGACCGGCACAACGACCACGGGCCAGCCGACAAATCGTTCGAGCGCATCGCCAAGTTCTGGTCGCTGATCTTGGACACGCAGGTGCAACCGCATCAAGTTGCGCAATGCATGATCGCGTTGAAGCTGTCTCGTATTAATCATACTAGTGTGAATAACGACAACTGGATCGACATTGCAGGCTACGCGGCGCTCGGCGGAGAGATCGCCCAGCACTTCGAGGTGGTGTCTACCGCTATGGGCATAGACGATTTTCTGACACAGGCGCGTGCGCCGAACGAATTTTTTGACGAACAACTTGATATGTTTCAGGAGTATCCACTAGACGAAAACATCTTTGTTACAAGTAGCAGCGACATCTTCGACTTTGATTCGCTGCCCGATATCGACTGTAAGTCCGACATCCCCAAAGTGGACAACAGTCTATTTTTCTGGGGCGGACCAATCAATGCCAAGGATTAACTTTAAAGTAGGACTAACTATCGACCCAGACTTTTATGTCACACCGGTCGATGACGACATCGAAGAAGAACTAATAGACATGATACAAGACCTGCTCTACGAGGTAGACGGCGTTCTCGATATCAGCGTTAGTCGAATGAAAGGCAAAGGACGGGGGAGCGCTTGATGGCCTGGAAATCAAATTTAAATCCACAGTTCCGCAGCAAGTTTTCGGAAGATATTTTTAATTTAAAATATAAACACGAGGGTGCAGAGACTTGGTCTGTGCTCGCGAAGTTGCTTGTCAAAGATGTTTGCGGTGACCTTCGCACTGGCGAATATAAGATGATGTCAAACGACGAACTCGGCCGGCTCGAAAACTATATTAACGAATTGAAGTTTGTGCCTGGCGGCAGGTATCTTTATTACGCCGGTCGTAAAAACCGTTACTACAACAACTGTTTTTTGCTGAAGGCAGAAGAAGATACACGCGAAGATTGGGCTGCGCTGGCGTGGCGGGCCGAGTCTTGCCTGATGACGGGCGGCGGTATTGGTGTAGATTACAGCGTCTATCGCGCTGCCGGTGCTCCGTTGAAAGGGACGGGTGGCACAGCGTCGGGCCCGATCCCTGCAATGAAGTTAATTAACAGTATCGGTGCCAACGTCATGCAAGGCGGCTCGCGGCGCTCCGCTATCTACGCGAGTTTAAACTGGCAGCATGGTGACATCCCTGCTTTTCTACGTGCAAAAGACTGGGACAGTATGCCGGTCGGCAACACCGGCCAGACCTTGAAGGACATCAAGGAAGCGGACTTCAACTTCCCGGCGCCGCTCGACATGACCAATATCAGCGTGAACTACGACACTGATTGGCTGATGCAGTATTGGAAGACGGGCGACGTTGGCGATGTGTTTAGGCAGAATGTGCGTCAAGCGCTGCGCACAGCGGAGCCAGGGTTTTCGTTTAACTTCTTTGACAAGGAAAACGAAACGCTCCGCAACGCATGCACTGAAGTTACATCAGAGCTAGATAGCGACGTGTGTAACCTGGCCTCAATTAACATGGGCCGCGTTCAATCATTAGAAGAGTTCTCAGATATCGTAGAACTGGGCACAAAGTTTCTGATCTGCGGCACCCTGCGAGCGCACCTTCCGTATCAAAAAGTATACGACGTGCGCGAGGCAACTCGGCGGCTCGGTCTCGGGCTGATGGGAATGCACGAGTGGCTTATTAAAAATGGCCACCGCTACGAGTGTGCCTCCGAGTTGCACAAGTGGCTAGAGATCTACCGTGGCGTGAGCGATAAAACATCACGTGAGTTTGCGGACTCCCTGTCGATCTCGCGGCCCGTGGCCAACCGGGCAATCGCACCGACGGGCTCCATCGGTATCCTCGCCGGCACCACCACCGGTGTCGAGCCGCTGTTCGCTGTGGCGTACAAGCGACGGTATTTGACGGGTGGCACCCGCTGGAAATACCAGTATGTCGTAGACAGCGCCGCGCAAGAACTAATTGACATGTACGGTATCGAGCCCGAGAGTATCGAAAGCGCTCTGGATCTGGCCGAAAACTACGAGAGGCGCATGGCGTTCCAGGCAGATGTGCAAGACTACGTGGATATGTCCATCAGTTCGACCATCAACCTGCCATCGTGGGGGAGCAAGCTAAACAATGAAGACACAGTTGACAGTTTTGCTGACACGTTGGCTCGCTATGCACCCAGACTACGTGGCTTTACCTGTTATCCCGACGGCGCACGTGGTGGCCAGCCACTTTCTGTAGTCCCGTACAGCGAGGCAGTAGATCGCCTCGGCACGGAGTTCGACGAGCACATCGAGACGCATGACATCTGCGAGATCTCTGGGCAGGGAGGCAGTTGTGGCGTTTGATAAAGTAAAAAAGAAAAAGGGCAAATGGCGCAAGCCTGATGCCTGGCGCTGTCCGAACGGCATGGCCTACCAAGAGGGGCTAAATGCTTTCTGGGCCAACCGCACGTGCCCGTTCGAGCCGCACACGATGGAGCATCGAGAGTGGCAGCGCGGGTTTGATGCCAGCTACTTTCGTAACCGCGCCGGCTTGCGATGAAAGCAGGCATGAAAGAACAGATCACCGGTTATCTAGGTGAATTATCGGTGGAGCGGTTTTTTCTGTTGCGTGACATAAATTGTCGCAGGGTGGACTTCAGCGTGTTCGACGCAGTTGTGGATGACAACAGCACGTTGTACCGTCTGCAGGTGAAGTGTAGTGCAAGGGGCAGGTGGAGCGTCACTGGTGGTCGCAACCGCAAGAAACAATACAAGCTCGCAGACGTAGACGGTATCGCGCTTGTGGCGCTAAACCGTGCGGGTGACGACGACATCGCGTTCTTTACGATGGATGAGATAGATAAGAGAACGTACACCAAAGATACCGTGCCGGTCTGTCATTTCGGCGAAAAGGGTTGGGATAGATTTAAACAACGCTACGTCCCTTGGGACGAAAATATCTTGACAGATGCCGCAACCTGCGATAAAACACAGCTTCATCTTTTCAACGAGTGAGGCAAACATCATGTGGATTTTTCTTTCAGACGCTTTCGTCAGTATTGTCGAAGACAACAAGTGTGCGGATTTAGTATTAGTCCGGGCACGCAGGGAGAAGCATCTCCAAAACTTTTTGACCGCTGAGATCGAGGACGTAAACATCGACTGGGCAGCCAAGAATGCTCGCGACAACTGCATCGAAGAGACTGCTGGTCGCGACTACCGGTGGCGGGTTACTTTACGTAAAGACGTATTGAGTCAGCTAATGGTGGCGCACACTAGCAACATCAACTACCCGAACTTCAAAGACAGTATCCGCAGCGACAGGTATCACAGCATCGCCTCTAACGTCTGGCGAGAGGCGGGGCACCTGCAAGATGGCGGGCCATACGGTGGAGCCATCAGTGTCGAACGCTACAGCGGCGATGCCGTCTTATGAAGATAATGTTGATGGGCCCATCGTGGCGCAATCAGAGCCTCGCGCTGTGGCTAACGGCGCGGGGTCATTCTGTTTTGATGGACGACGGTCGCAAAGAGGATCGGTATTTTTCACGGATCTACCCAGATTACATAATCAGCAATGGCTACGGACCTATCTTCAGCAAGTTCGTTTGCCAGAGCTTTCACGCGCGTATCATCAATATACATCCGGCTGCGTTGCCATGGGGTCGGGGCATATATCCGAATGTGTGGGCGCTATACGAAGGCCACCCGATAGGTGTGTCGGTGCATCTCATCGACCCCGGCATAGATACAGGCAAGCTACTTGACGTAGAGTTTATGCCGAGGTGGGAGCGAGAGTGGCGCCTGGCAAACCCAGCCGAGACTTTACAGACGTTTTACTCGCACCTGCTGCGGCGTGCAGAACAACTGTTCCAACGCACATGGGAGCGGGTTGAGGCATGTGACTGCCAGCCATTTGACCAAGAGCCAATAGGGCGTGACACTTACAAAAACCGTGCGCAGTCAGAGGAGCTGATGCGTCAGTTCCCTGACCGATGGGACACGCCTATTGCCCTCGTCAAACTCGCAGGGGAGAACCTCAATGACTGGTGAGTTCCCGCCACGCAAAGCCTTTGGCGAAGACGAGCAGGATGCTATCGACGATGTGGTTTCCTACTACCGGCGCAGCGACGAAGATCCAGGATACAATGGGTTTTTCCAAAAACAATTCGAGAAAGATCTGGCGGCCTTCTACGGCAAGGGCGAGGCTGCTGCCGTCAACAGCGGCACAAACTTT